ATTTTTTAATTGATCAACTTCTTCAGAAACTAAATCTATTAATTTTTTTGTTCCAATGTTCAAATCACTTTGCATTTCATTTATTTTTTTTTGTTTTTCTTCAAAATCATTCATTATAAATCTCCATTCTTCTTCATAAGTAGTGCATTCGTCATAGAGAAATATGCAGCACCATCGACAAAATTATCTCTATTATATGTGTCAGGATTTGATGCTCTTGCGATCTTTACACCTGCCATGCACAATGTAACTTGATCTGCTCTTATTGGTGTTTTCAAAATGACACTCCAAATCTTTGCAATGTCCTCATGGTTTTTATCAAATGCACCATAAATAATTCTTCTTTCACCACCAACAAGAGAGTCAGCTTCTTCAAGAACATCCGTTACTTTATTATAAATATCCTCCACTATAAGTCTTGTTCTCTCTTATCTAACATTTGTAAGCCAATATATTTATTGCCGTTTTGACTTTCGTTTTTGTACCCTTGAAACTTTATTATTTCCCCTGCTTTTACATCACGAGAAACTTTTAAAGATCCGTAGTATGCGTGTTTTTCATCTTGGTTTTTATTTGGCATTACATTGCCTTTACCTTCTTTTAATTCAAATTTATCGTTCATATATCCCATCCATCATCTGTTGGTTTATTTCGTGCAAGTTTTACTTCTTTTTCCTCATACAAATTATGTAATTGTTCATTACTATCAATTGGTATTGAATTATTAGTATAAACAGTTTGTAAATCGCCAAGAAACTTTGTCTTATCAATTAAAGAACTTATACGAGCAAATTCAGTTTCTGATACTTCAGCAGAAGGATTTTCATCAAAATTCTTGGAAGGAATATTGACCTGATTGCTTTCCTCCTGTGAAGTATCATTCGCACTATTATTGTTAAGAGAATCAACAACCCCTTTGTTATTCTCCATGATTTGCATCTCATCCGCAGACGCAAATTCCGTACCTGTTAAATCAAGCATTGCTAAAGCTCTACCAAGTGATGAAGTTTGACAGTTCTCCATTGCACTAGTTACATTTACAGGGTTTGAATCTCTATATTCTTGTGCTAATCCACAAGCTAAAAATTTATTTTTATAAAATATTTCTGTTTTAACTATTACTGATCCAGGTATAAATTTATCAATTGTTTTATCGTTTTTATCTTTGTAACTTAAAACTTTTGGCTCAGTTAATTCATACGAAGAATGATAACTTACATCTAAGCCAAAGTGTTTTCTAAATATAGAATTACGATCCTTGACATAAGAATACTTTTTACCTCCTCGTGTACTAACTCTTTTATCTTCTGCTATTCTTTGTGATTCTCTTATAGCATCTAATAATTTTTTATTGTCGGCAGTTTCAGTAGCCATATAACTCCTTTGCTTCGTTTAAATATTTATCTCCAATATCCCACCAAAATTTTAATCTTCCAAAATCTTCAAATTTTGGCTCTATAACTTGAAAAGGATTTTGTAATTTGGCAGCTTCTTGTTTTCTCATGCAGCTTATAACCAAATTATTGTATGCTTCTTTGTAATCGTAATCCTTTACATAAAAGGGTACATAATTTTTTGCATTTGCTTGTATTATTACCGTTGGTATTTTTGTTGCAAAATAATAAAAAGATGCTTGTTGTAAATGATTTTCATTTGGTTTTGTTGGCAGCTCTTTATAACTATAAGTCCAACCTTTTTCTCTAGTCCAATCTTTTTTCTTACCAACAATTCTATTTGATGACCAGGTTGTTTTTAATTCTATTAATAATGTTGGTGTTTGTATATCTGTGTAACCATGTATTGGTACAACTAATCTTGGATCTTGCATACTAACAGGATATTCAAAAACTATTTTAGTTCTTTTATCATCCCATTTTACTCCTACATCTTTTAATCCTAAAAATATTTGTTCAATTGTTGCATTGATGTTTTCTTTGTCATTCTCCCATTGCTTTTGATCTTCAAAATCATCCCAATCTTTGTAGCCGTCATAATGAAATAACGGTCTAACATTACGAGTAATGTCAGCAGCAACACTATCTCCTGCTAAAGTTCCACATCTCATTTTTGAACTTTTCTTAAAATTATTTCTTTTTTGTTTATCGCAATGCCAATATTTATAAAGCCATACATCAAGAGGAGTTGATGCTTGTGTAGGTGAAAAATGATTAATACCTTTATCTAAAAAGTGTTGCGGAATCATTTTACCGCTGCTTGTCTTCTCCATCATTCCCACCATAGTAAGATGATAATTAATAAAAAAATATTAATAAAAAAACAAAAAAGTTTTAATAAATTAATTAAATGTTGAAAATAATGTTAATTAAGTTGAAAGTTCTGTGGAAAATTTATGAATAATTATTTTTCAAATAATTTTTTTATGATATTTGAATTTTAATGAATTTTTTAGAAGTTACGAAAAAATTTTCTGAAAATTGCTATTTTGTTATCTGGAAAGATCCTAGAGAGGGTGATGGTGTTTGGAAAACCAATTGGGATGGCAAGGCAGCAATCAATATAAATGTTGGATGGATGGAGAAAAACCCAAATGATGCGAATGAATGGGTTTTATATTGCAGTAAAGATACAGACGAAGATTGCACAGAGAGAGGAACAGAGATTTATATTCCTGAAGGTTGTATTTTATTTCGAGTAGCCATTAATCCATTTGGAGAAGGAGAGCATTTTGAAAGCCAAACAACAATCAGAAACTAAAGATTCAATAAAAGCTGAGGAATTAGCACGAACATACATTCGCAATAAAGCTACGCATTATGTTGAAATTGTTAGAGAAACAGGGAATTATTGGCGAGGATTCAATGCTGATTGTTTCAAAGCTGCGGAGATAGAGTGCTTGAAAAATGGAAGCTCATTGGAAAAATCCTAGACAATAAAAGTTTTAGTATAGCCGACATTAAAGTTGCTTATTGGTTGCTTGATCATCGTAATTACAAAACAAAGTTAATGTACCCAACTAATAGACGATTAGCCAAGCTATCGCAATTAACTATCCGCCAGGTACAATACTCCACAGCAAAACTGCATAAGCATAACCTTGTTAGTAAGGTGTTAGTAAGAGGTAAAAATCACTATGAATTAACAATGGATAAGTTCCAAAACTACGAACAATCTTTCGCAGATAAGAAGAATACTACGAACAATCCTTCACCTCCTACTAAACCTACTATTAATATATATAATACTATTAAGAAGTTTTCTAAAAATACAAATCCTTATTACAAGCAAGTAGTAAATAATGGATTGAGCTATCATCAAAACATGGAGAATAAATATATCCGTTTGATGAGTAAAAAACTTTCACAACATCGTTATAATGAATGGTTAGAACAAGTTGCCAATAAAGACACTAAACAAAACGCACTCTCCTATGCAAAACATTTATGCGGATAACTGAACACGATTTAGATCAATTGTACTATGATGCGTATTTAACGGATTTACGAATGCCTAATGCTATTCGTAAGCAAAAATTAACCTTTTGGATGGATATAAACCGCATAGATTGGCTTAATTACGGTGATTCTGAGATAAAAATAGGTTTAACTCCTCGTAATATATCAAGATGGGAATTAGCTTTAAAATTAATACAATTAATAAATAATGATGAAGATCGCAAAATAATCTGGTTAAGGTCTAAACGGCTTTCTTGGTCTAAAATTGGAAGATATACTGCTCTTGATAGAAGAAAAGTAAAAAATAAATACAGCGAATTACTCATGACCATTATTGCTAAAATAAAACAAAATTTTAAGCTGAAAGAAAAAGAAAAAATACACAGACTTATTGCTCCTAAATACGATTAAAAAAAAATTATTTTTTTATTGACAGTTTTGCCAATTATACTCTATTTTATTAATAGACTCGAAGAAGTTTGTTTTTTTCTAAAATTTATGAAATTTTTTAAAATTAAAAATATTGCAAGTATTGGAACTTTACCAAGTTGTAATGCACCATTATATGCCTTAATGAATACAAATGAATTTTTAAAAAATAATAAAAAAAAAGATAACTTAAATACAACTTCACCAAGTAATAAAATAATTTGTAAATATTACTCATCTTCACAAAGATAAATTTTTCTAAAAATTATGAATAAGATTACTAAAACATCTGGTAGACCTCCTAAGTTCAACCAATCTAGGAATGCCGTTAAAAGAATTCTTGAAGCTCTTGCAACAGGTGAAAGCATTAGAAAAGCAATTGCCAAAGAAAATTTATCCTGGAATACTTTTAGAAAGTGGATGGCAGATAAACCAGAATTAAGAGAGCAATACGAACAAGCTAAAAGCGATGGAATTCATTTCACTTTGGATCTGGTAGAAGATCAATGCAAGGATATGATAAAAGATGCTAACGATAAAAAGGTTAATCTCAATAGCATCAAAGCTTTAGATATTTTTGTTAAGCATAAACAATTTCTTGCAAGTAAACTTAGTCCAAAAACATTTGGCAGCGATCAAAATAAATTAGCACTAACGAATAATAAAGGTGAAAAATTTGAAATAGAATGGAGTAAATAAAATGTTTGAGGAAGAATTATTAATCAATGATGCTTTTGTAACTTTTTATTTAATTACCAATCAAATAACAAATAAACCTGAATTAATAGCACATTTTACAAGTTTTGAGAGTGCAGGAGAAATAAAAGAATTTGTTAAACAGTTTGAAACTGAACGGAGTATAACAACAAAACCAACAATTCATTAATTTTTTTAAAACAATTTAGGAATATAACCGTCTTATATTGTATGAAAAAAGAAACTTATGAAGAAATAAAAGAAATTTTGTCAACTTCTCCTGGCTTTGATAAGCTCAACAAAGAAGAACAAGATAGAAT